CTTTTTTAGCGTCATAATATTTATAACAATTATGTTTAGATAAAGGCACAACTCTTTCATTTTGATTGTTCATTTATATGAATATATATTTTATATATTTATAAAATTGATTTAAAGAATTATTATGAATAAATATGAATAAAATGCCGAAGAAAGTAATAAATGATTATACATTTTATAAAATAGTTTGTTTGGATAATAGCGTTGAATTATGTTATGTAGGTTCTACTGCGGATTTTAATAAGAGAAGAAACACTCATAAATGGGATTGTAATAATGAAAATAGAAAAGAATATAATTCTAAAAAATATCAAATTATTAGAGAGAATGGAGGTTGGTGTAATTTTAAAATGGTTCAATTAGGAACAAGAGAACAATTAACAAAAAGAGAAGCAGAGCAAATTGAAGAGGAATATAGACAAGAATTAAAAGCAAATATGAATAGTGTTAGATGTTTTAGAACAGAAGAACAAAAACAAGAACAAATAAAAGAATGTTATAAAAAATATCGTGAGGAGAATAAAGAGAAATTACTAGAAAAGAATAAAGAATATCTCCAAAAATATCGTGAAGAGAATAAAGAAAAATTAAAAGAACTGAATCAAAATTGGCGTGAAGCAAATAGAGATAAAGTTAAAGAACAAGAACAAAAATATCGTGAGGCAAATAGAGATAAAATTAAGGAACAGAAACAAAAATATCGTGAAGCTAATAAAGATAGAATTAACGAAAAAATTAAATGTGAATGTGGCTGTGTTGTTATCAAGAGAACATTATTAAGACATAAAAAAACACCAAAACATATTAAATTAATGGAAATGAAAACTAACGAAAATAAAAATATTTAGGGAAAATAAATAATTAATTATTTTTTAAAAAATTGATTTAAAAAAAAAATAATATTATTATATAATATAAAATGACTGAATATGAAAAGTTCATGAACTCTATTAAAGAGAAAAGCGATGCTACACGTAAGCAATATCGCATCCAGTATAATAAGCTACTTAAACTCACAGAGAAACCGGTTGCTGAAACAAGTGAAAAAAAAATAATAGAAATATTAGATGAAATTGATAATAAAAATAATAGCCAAGCACTTTTAAATATTGCTTTCCTAATTAGAAAAGGAGAGGGTTTAAGTGTTGCTCAATTAGAAAAAAGACGCAAACAAGATAAAAATAAATTAATTGAATCGGTAAAAGAAAAAAATATTGAGTTAAGAGAGAAGCTTCCTAGTTATAATGACATTGTTGAATATATGAATTATTTATATGATAAAGGAGAATGGACGGATTATATAATTAATTATTTATTAATTAATTTACAAGTAAGAAATCAAGATTTAGATTTTACAATTGTATTAAGAAAAAAAGATGCTACTGATAATAATAAAAATTATATGTGGCTACAAAACACAAAAGGTAAAGCTACATTTATTCGTAATGTATATAAAACTGCTACTATTCAAGCTCCTGATGGTAAAGATCACGGTTATGGTCAAAAAGTTAATAATATTACTGATAAAAAATTTATTATTGCTTTAAGAAGAGTATTAGGTTGTCAAAAATCAGGATTAGATTGTGGTGTTTTTATTCCTAATAAAGCATCTATTCATTATTATTTACAAAAGGCAACTTATAAACAAATTGGTGAGACTCTCTACTTTAAAATTATTGTTAATCATTTTAGAAATGATGTTGATAAATTAAAAGAGATTAGTGCTAATCGTGGTACAGATTTAAAAACAATATTAAATTTTTATGATATTGAAAAGAAATAAACTATTAAAATTAATTATTTTTTTATTTATTTAGGAAAAAATAATTAATTATTTGTTTTAAAATTGATTTAAAAAAATATTATATTTATATATATAAAATGGCGGCAGTTGTTTTAGAAGAACGAATAGATAATATTAAGGCATCTTATATTCTAGATACTTATACTTTTGAACAGTTTTATTCTGCTTGGGAGGGCAATAAAACTGATGGTAAAAAAGAATATGAAAAAATTATTAAATATTTAAACATCAAAGTTTCATCACAACACAATTATGTTAAATATAATTATAGTAAAAAAAGAACAGACGGAAGATTAATTGGAGAGAATTCTATACAATCTTGTAATAAAAACATTAGAGGTTTTGTATGTGACGGTATTACAACCGATATTGATATGGTTAATGCACACCCTGTAATTTTATACACTTTATGCAATTATTATGATATAGAATGTCCTAATCTTACTTTATATATTAAAGAAAGAAAAAAATGTTTATCGCAAATTATGGATAAAGATGATATCAATTATGATTTAGCTAAAAAAAAAGTTCTTATATCAACTAACCTAGATAAAAGAATAAAATCTAAAAGTGACTTTCTTAATAATTATGACAGAGAAATGAAAATTATACATAATAAATTTTTAGATATACCTGAATATCAATATGTTAAAGAATTTTCTAAATCAGACAATTTTGAAGGTAGTTTTATAAATCATATTCTTTGCATTAATGAAAATAATATTTTAAAAACTATTAGAACTTATTGCGATATTAATAAAATTAATATTCATTCTTTAATGTTTGATGGGCTTATGGTTTATGGTGATATTAATGATTTTACTTTAAAATCTATGGAAAATTATGTTTATGAAAATACCATTTTTAAAGAAATAAAATTAGCAATTAAAGAACATCAAACAACATTTGAATTACCTATAAATTACATTCCTAAAACACGACTCACTTATGATGATGTTAAAAAAAAATTTGAAAGTGAAAACTGTAAAGTTGGAGCTGAATTTGTATGTGAAAAACATAATGACATGTTTATTTATACAAGGCACGGTTTTAATACATTACATGAAGAATTAAAATATACTAACGATAAAGGCGAACAAAAGGATTTTATTGCTGAATGGTTTAAAGATGCTGAAAAAAGAAAATATGATAAATATGATACAATTCCAAAAGATAATATGTGTCCGTCTTATGTTTATAATATGTGGGAAAAATTACCAGTTCAGATTATGCCTTCATTAGATTTAAATGATTATCTTAATAAATCTTTAGATTGGTTTTTAAATCATATTAAAGTATTAACAAATTATAACACTTGTCATTATGATTTTGTTGTAATGTGGTTAGCTCAAATGTTTCAATATCCTGAAAATAAATCTATTCAATTAATATTTATTGGTGATGAAGGTTCAGGTAAAGGGACATTTGTCAAGTTCTTAACTACTATGATGGGTGGAAGTCATCGTTGTTTTAATACAGCAGACCCTCAAGAAGATATATTTGGAAAGTTTAATGATAATATGAAAAGAGCGTTTTTAGTTGTAATGAATGAAGCAGATAAAAGCGGAACATATAATAATAATAATAAATTAAAAGATTTAATAACTGAACCATTTATTAATATTAGACCAAAAGGAGAAAAATCTTTTAGTATGCGTTCAGTTCATAGATTTATGAGTTTTTCAAATAATCCTGATCCTAGTATTAAAAATAAACGTAGAGATTTCACTATGACTACAAGTAGTGATAAAATTGGAAATGTTGATTATTTTACAGAAGGTAATTTATATGCGAATGATATTAATTGCTGTAAGTATATTTATGATTATTTAATGAAACAATCAACTAAACCTGTAATTACTGATAAAGATATTCCAAAAGGTGAATATGATGATATGTTAAAAGAAGCACAAAAGGATAATTTACTTGAATTTATTGAAGAATTAACATATTTACATATTGATGAAATAAAACCTAAAATATTTACTTCTAATGGACTATATGAATTATTTATAGATTATTGTAAAAGGAATTTTATACAATATCACGGAACTAAAATTAGTTTTACAACAAAATTATTTTATAAAAATTTTACTGGTATTGAAAAAAATGTTAAAAAAATAGATAAAGTTGCTAGTAATGTTTATATTATAGATTTTCAATTATTAAAAAAATCATTAAATTTAAAAGAATATGAAGAGGTTGTTATTGAAGATAATGACGGCTATGATACTGACTGATTACGTCTATAATTATATTATATTTTATTTTATAATATAATTTTTTGAAGGTTATAAGTTATAGGTTATACCCTTGATTTCACTCATTCCTTTTTATAAATTTTTATTTTCAAAATTCTAATTTTTTTTTTTAAAATTTTTTATTGAGTATTTTTAAGGTTATAACCTATAACTTATAACCTTAAAAAAAATAGAAAAATATAGAAAATATTGAATCAATCAGTAGTAATATGCCGTCAATATATTAAATTAAAAATAAAAATTAATATATATGAGAAGACCAAACTATTTTTATGATTTACCTTATGATCTAATAATGCACATATTTAAGTTTGTAAAACGATTAAGACCTCGTATAGATAAAGTTGTAAAAAATTGTAAGTTTGCGAGAGATATGAAAAAAAATTATAAGGCTATTTTAATTAATCGGTAAAACCTACTGGTTGTCATTTGGTATATCAACAGATAATAAATTAAAACTAACATCATAAGTAGCAGGTGATAAATCGCAACTAGTAAGTAAATTATTATACCAATCATTAGCATAATGAATAATGAGAGCATCTTCAAGTTGTTGTTTATTCATTCGCGACCTATTTTTAATACCCATTTGCTTTGCTTTTTCATATAATTCTTTTTTAGTAGTCATTATATATTATATTTAGAAAATATTTTTTCTATTTTTTCTAAATTTATTTTCTTTTATTATAATAATGGAAGAACAACAAGACCAAGAAGAAGAATATGTAGAGGAGCATTCTGGTCCTTTACAAAGCAAACCAATAACAATTAATAAAAAAACAGGAAAACCAAGAAAAGTTTTAGATGAAACAGCATTAACAAAATTAGCAAAAGCGAGAGAAAAAGCAAATGCTATAAGAGAAGAAAACCGATTAAAAAAATTAGAACAAAAAGTAAAAGATATGAAAATTAAAAAAAACATTAAAGAAGTTGTAGAAAATGAACTTAAAGAAGAAGTTAAAGAACAACCTGAACAATCTGAAGAACCCGAAGAAGAAGAACCACCAAAAATAATTAAAAAAAAAATAAAAAAAAAGAAACCAGTTGTTATTATAGAACAATCATCAGACGACGAAGATGAATTTGAAGCCAACGACAAAGTATTATTTGTAAAAAGAGTAAGTAG